GTATCACTTGGATATACATCTCCCCTACCTCTTTATTTCCTATAACGATATCATCGCCGAGGAGACAATAAGGTAGGGTCTTTCACTCAATATTGAGTTTTCTACAGCAAAAGTATACCACGAAATGGTGTGCTAGTGCAAAAGAAGACCAAGATGAGTAAGCCCCCATAGGGTTTCCAGTAGAATATGAAACATATCTCATATACTCAGGTGCCCAAAAGGGATGACCTACCATTATATTTCTTCAAGAAGTAATATAATAGTCAGGGAGATGTCCTTTTAAGACAGTACATATTAAATCAATTGGAAATCTATCAGTAGCGGCTGTTAAGTCGATACTATAGAAAACTTTTGATTTAGATATACTTTCATAAAAGTCCCTTTGTGAAAAAGTTCTATCCTGCGGGATTTTCCTGAGTACCTTAAAAAGGTATTCATGAAAAGGTTTTAGAACACTTTGTGAAAAGTAATCTAAAATTGCTATTACCCTAGTCTTCATTTCTTTATCGTCTACTCTCGCGAGTTTACGGTATAGACCTGATTCATTAGGTAATACTCCCCGGAAGAGTTGCGCTTGCAACCCTTCTAAAAGATTATCAACTTTTTCTGAAAACGTACTCCCTCCTACAACCTTAAGATCTAATAATAAATCTTCAGGTAACGAAATCAAGTCTGATAAACATGTTCATAAAGCATGTCCATTCGGTCCTGATTTTGTCGTAGAGTGGAAACGTTTTCACTTAACTGACTTCGGAACCCTGTTTCTAGGGTAATATCCTAAAGCCTTTCAAAAGTCTTTAACATAATACTCAAATGGAAACGCGGAACTAGCATTTGCTAAACCGGGAGCTTCGATTGGAGTAAGATCCATCGGACTTCTGGCTTTTAGTGAACGAGATGCCCAGAGAATAGTAGTGAGTAATCGGGTCAAATCTAAATTTGACGCAACTACCCCCCTACGGATCTCAGGTATCATGTCACCTAAGACAATAGGAATTCCATCTTTAGTGGTCTTTACGGCACTGGACGTACTAGGACTACCAGATAAGTAGTTCAAGTACAACCTACGAACCTCTTTAACATAGTTAATGAGTTCGCTAGGTCCACGTGAATAAATCACATTATCCAATTTATGCAGTAAAGGACCAAAGAGTTGATTACAGGTTGGTAAGCTAGGCCCTTCCTTATATAGGAATGTCCTCCTTATCCATTCCAGAGCCTTAGAAAGTGAACGGATAAATCCAGACTTATATGTTTGGATCTTATCTTTCCTTTTCATGGTTCTAGGATAGATTCGTCAATTGATGAATACCTGTATCCAGTTATGGATCGGTTTGAAACACCAATTTCCTTAACTGCGAAACATCTACTCTTGGGGTTAGAGTATACCCCTGCTCTC